GTGGGGCCGGTGCGCCGGATCACGCACGACAAGGCGGACCGCGAATATCCGGTCCCGGTGCTGGAGCGCACGGTCAACGTGTTCGAAGTGAAGAAGCTGATCGCCTACCGCCGGGACGAGGTGCTGGATCCCGGCCCGCTGCGCATGCACCTACCGGGAGACGTGATGGACTCGCAGGTGCGCGAACTGTGCGCCGAGACGCTGGTCAACGATGAGTGGATCACGAAGGGCCGGAACGAGCTGTGGGATATCTGGACGGGGGCGGAGGTGCTGCGCCAGCTGCTGAACCCGGAGGACAGCCGCATCGACTGGTCGTCGCCGCCGTCATGGGCGCGGCCGTTCACGCCGTCGCAGGAAGGGCAGCAACCTGATATGGCGACCGGCGACACCGCCTGGATTGAGCGGCTGCGGCAATTCAACCGGAGGCGAAGAGGGTAATGATCTACGAGCATTTGACCGACACGGAACTCGACGCGAAAAAGCGCATGCTCGCGGAAAAGTACGAAGAGGCGATGGGCGGCGGCGTCGCGATCGTCATCGCCGGCGAGGGGCGCCGCGTCGAATACACCCGCGCCAACGCCGACGGGCTTCTGTCCCTCATGAAAGCCGTCGATCTGGAACAGCGTAAGCGCCGCGGCGAACAGGTCAGCGGCGCCATTTCCGTGACCTTCCCCTACGGTGGAGACTTCTGCTCATGACCAGCCCGATTCTGACGTCGTCGTTCCCCGGTGCACTCGGCGCAGGTGCGGCCGGCGCGGGTGCTTGGGATCCGCGCGGCACCATGCCCGGCTCCGCCGGCGGCGCATACTATCGCAACGCCGGTGCACCGAAGGCGCGGGGCGGCAAGTTCTTCGGCAACGTCGCGTACCGGCTGACCAGTGCGAACACGGAAATCGTTCGCGAGCGGCGGCAGGCTGTCATCAACGCACGCGAGCTCGACCGCAACAACAGCATGATGCACGCGGGCATCACGAAGCGCGCCGTCGACATGGTCGGCGCGAACTTGACCCTGCAGTCGATGCCCAACTTCGAAGCGCTGGGGCTGACCGAAGATTGGGCAGGCAAGTTCGCGAGCCGGTGGGAAAACCTTTTCAGCCTGTGGGGCGCGGATCCCCGGAAGCTGAACGACGCGGAGCGGCACAGCCAATTCGGTGCGCAGATGCTGGAGGTGTGCCGCAACACCTATGGCGCCGACGGCGAGGCGTGCCTGATCGTCCGGTACGACGAGGCGCGCATGAAGCGCTACCGCGGCAAGTGGGCGACGTTCGTCGAGGTGGTGGATCCCGATCGCCTGATGAACCCCGACGGCAAGCCCGACAGTGCGCGGTTCTGTCAGGGTCGCGAACTGGATGAGTGGGGCGCGTACACCCACCTGCACATCGCCAAGTTCCACCCGAGCGATATGAGCAGGACTCGCGGCTTCGCCCGGGTGCCGCGCGAAACGGACCGCGGACGGCCGGTCGGCATTCACTGGTTCCCCCGCTTCCGCGCTGGCGCGCAGCGCGCCATGCCCGCGATTCTGTCGTCGCTGCGCGAAAGCCGCATGCTCGACACCTTCGATCAGAAGACGCTGGAGGCCGCGGTCAAAGCCGCCTTCATGTCGATCGTCATCCGCACCGATTCCACCACGGCGGAGGCGCTGGCCAAGATCCAAGGTGCGCCGACCGGTACAGATCCGGCGGTCGCGCTGGCGCAGAACATGGGCACGCGCTTCGATCTGTACGAAGACTTCAACGCCGAAGGGCAGGCTATGCCTGTCATGCTGCCCGGCGATTACGTCGACATTGCCGACGCCAGCCACGCCGGGATCAATCAGGACTCGTTCCGGTTCGCATTCGACCGCAAGTTCGCGTCCAACCTTGGCATGTCCTACGCGCGGTGGTCGAACGACTATTCAAAGACCAGCTTCGCGTCGATCCGGGCGGAGTTGATCGACGCATGGCGGCTGACGTTCGCCGATCGCTATCAGTTTTGCGCGTCGGTGCCGTCGCTGATTGCGCTGGCCCACCTGGAAGAGTGCATTGTCACCGGGCAGATGGACGACGTCCTGCCGCCGGATGCGCCGTACTTTTACGACAACCTGACTGAATACTCACAGTGCGAGTTCCGCGGGCCGTCGATGGGCTGGGTCGATCCGGTGAAGGACGTCAGCGCGTCGGGTATGCGAGCCGCGACCGGCTACTCCAGCCCGCAGCAGGAAGCGGCGGCGGCTGGCGGCGACTGGTACGACAACATCGACCAGCTGGCGCGGGCGCAGAAGTATGCGATGCGCAAGCTGGGCTACAAGATCGACTTCGCCAACACCGGCGAGAAGATGGTCGAAGAGCCGGATCCTGCCGAAGCTGCAGCCGCCGCCGAAGAGCAGGCTGGCAACCAGCCGCCTAAGCCCCCCGCCGAACCGGAGAACCCATGACCGAACATCGCTCGCTCGCTCGCGTCACGTCGCAGATCCTCAACCGGCCGCTGGCCGTGACGCCGCGGCATGCATCGCTGATCCTGTCCGCGCTGCGCTCGCAGCTGAACCTTGATCTGATCCATCAGGTAGACGGCACGTCGCTGGATCGCATGGCGATGGCCAGTACCGCCGCCGCCGGGCGCGAAGCCGCCGACATGCGCGCCGGCGCACGCGCCTCGTCCGATCGCTACAAGATCTTCGACGACCAGAACGGCATCGCCGTGATCCCGATCATGGGCACGCTGATGAAGAATTGGGGGCTGGAGCCGTACAGCGGCAGCACCGGGTACGACGGAATCAAGATGAAGCTGATGGCGGCGTTGGAGGACGACGATATCAACGCGATCTACCTCGACATCGACAGCCCCGGCGGCGTGGTGGCGGGGTGCATGGATCTGGCCGACCTCGTCTTTGCGTCGAATGCCAAGAACGGCGGCAAGCCGATTTGGGCGATCGCGAATGAGCAAGCGTGCAGCGCCGCCTATGCGCTGGGGTGCTGCGCCGACAAGCTGTTCGTGCCGCGCACCGGCGAAGTCGGATCGGTCGGCGTGCTGTGGCTCTACACCAACGTCGAAGACGCTCTGGCCGATGCTGGCATCCGCGTTCGCATCTTTCGCGCCGGCAAGTTCAAGGCGGAAGGCAACGCCTACGAGAATATGTCGGCGGAGGCGGCGGCGCGCATTCAGACCGAGCTGGATGAAATGCGCGAGATATTCATCGAGACGGTTGCGCGCGGGCGCGGCATGTCCAAAAAAGCTGTTCGCGATACCGAGGCGTTGACGTATATGGGCGCACACGCACGGGATGTTAAGTTCGCAACGGATGTCCTGTCTGATGACCAGACATGGCACCAAATGGTTCAGCGGTTCGGCCGCTAAGGGAGCGAATGTCCATGTCGAAATTCAACATCCGTAATCTGCTTGCCGGTTCTTCGCTTCCCGCTCCGCGCGAAGATGACGACGCCGGCCCGGCGGCGACCACCGGCGGCAAGCCTGCCCCGGTCGCGACGGAAGCGCAGATCGAAGCCGTGCTGGAGCAGGAAACGGAGAAGGCCGCGAACGCTGCCGCCACTGCCGCCACCGCCGCCGCGAACACCCGCTGGTCGACCGTCATGACGAGCGATGCCGGTCAGGCGAACCCGAAGGGCGCATCGCGCCTGTTGTCGTCGACCACAATGGCGGCGGACGACGTCGTCGCGATGCTTGGCGATTTGGGTCCAGCCAACGCCGCAGCCGGTCAGCGCCAGCAGCAGGAGCAGCAGCAGGGCCGCAACGCCACCGATGCCGCCGCGCTGGCGAACGACGAGAGCGCCCGTCCCGACACCGGCGGCGCCGCCAGCGGGCAGGCATCGCGCACCGGCGAGGGCACCGACAAGAAGGTCGATATGACTGCCCGTCGCCAGCAGCGCGCGGCGCGTCGCAATCCGGCCAACGGCAAGCAGGCCGGCGGCGGAAACTGATCGGCAATCCTGCCCGGTCCAGAGGGAGTAAAACCAAGTGCCCAGCAAGACTTACGTGCGCGAGCAGAACGGCGAAGCGATCATCAATGAGGGCTTCAAGGAGTCGAGCCGCGATCAGCCGATGCTGATCCCGTCGACGACGCCGTATCGCGCCAACACCGTCCTCGCTCGCGTGACCAGCGGCGGCGACACCGGCAAGTGGGGCAAGTTCGATCCTGCCGGTGCCAACGGCCTCAACGTCGCTCGCGGCTATCTGTGGGGCAGTCGTCCGGCATCGACGGTCGCGCAGCGCGCCACCGTCATCGCTCGCAACGCCGAACTCAACGGCAAGAAGCTGGTATGGGATACCGCGACCCCGATCACGGGTCCGCAGATCACCGCCGCAGTCGCGCAGTTGATGACGATCGACCCGACCCTCAACATCGGCGGCATTCGAGTCCGCTACTAACCTCCAGCAACATTGCCCGCCCCGGTGTCTGGACGGTCGAGGCGAAATAGGGACCAAGGCAAATGATCGCTTACGACGTGTTCTCCGACAACGCCTTCCGGGGCGCGGAACTGCGGGAGACGGTGGATTCCATCGTCTACATCCCGCAGACGCTCAACCAGATGAACCTGTTCGAAGTCGAACCACTCTCGACGACGACGGTGATGATCTACAAGGGCATCGAAACCCTCGAATTCATCCCGACGACCGAGCGCGGCGCGCCCCGCTCGCTGCCCGGTAAGGACAGCAAGCTGCTGACCATCCTGTCGACGGTCAATCTGCGGCAGGAAGATCGGATCAACTCGCACGAAGTCCAGAACCTGGTGAACGAGAACATCCCGTTCGACACGGCGCTGGCGAATGCGGACGACGAAGTCGACAAGCGCATGCGCAAGCTGATGCGCAAGCTGGAGTTCACCCGCGAGTATCATCGCTTCGCGGCGCTGAACGGCATCCTGCTCGACGCCGACGGGTCGGTGCTGCGTAACTACTTCGACGAGTTGGGCGTCATCCGTCCGGCCGCGATCACGTTCGACTTCTCCGCATTGGCCGGCGGCGCGCTGCGTACCCGCGTGACGCAGATGGTCTACCGTCCGATGATGCGCCAGCTGAACGCTCGCAAGTCGCCGTCCACCCGCATCGGCGCGATGTGTTCGGACGGCTTCTACGACAAGATGCTCCAAAATCAGGAGATCTATAAGTCGTATGAGACGCAGCAGATGGGTGCGGAACTGCGCGAGCAGCGGGCATGGCAGTCGTTCAACTTCGCCGGCGTGGAGTGGATCAACTTCATGGGCACCGACGACAACACGACGATCGCGGTGCCGGACGGCAAGTGCCGGTTCTTCCCGATCGGCGCGACGGACGTGTTCAAGGAATACCGCGCGCCCGGCGAAGAGTGGTCGGAAATCAACACGCTGGGGCAGGAGTTCTACCCCTACGTGGTGCCGGACGTGCGTGCGCCTGCGTATATCTCGCACGTCGACCTGTACCTCGATGCCCACCCGCTGTTCGCGTGCATCGGGCCGGACGTCCTTATGGAAGGGCAGGCGGCGTAAGCCCCTGCCCTTCGGGGCAACAGCAACAGCGATCGCGCCAGCCATGACGGCGGCGCAGTGGAGGTAGGAAGATGGTGTTTCAGAAGGTGCGGATGCGGGCGTTGAAGGAGTTCACGCGACGCGTCGACAACCAGATCGTCCACGGCAACCCGGATCATCCCGATGACGAGGGCAAGTATCCGACCACGACGCCGGCCGGGGCGAAAATCTTGGAAGACGAGGGGTTGGCCGAGCCGTTCTCCGAAGCCGATCAGGCTCGCGAAGAGGCGAAGGCGAAGAAGGCCGGCGCCGACAAGCCGCCCGAAGGTGGAACCACCGAAGGGCAGACGAACCGGGCCGCAACCGCCGGCAAGGTGACGGCGCAGACGGTGCGGGAAGAGGGCACCAACACCACCACGGGCACCGGCGGACGCCGTCGCACCAGTGGCAAGGGGCCGGGTGCCAAGGGCGGCGCTCCCCGCGGTGGTCACGACACGAACGCGACCACTAACAACGGCACGACCTCGACGGCAGGTACGGGCACGACGGACACCACCAACGCCGGCGCGACGTCCGAGCCGGATCCCGACGCTCCGCCTGTCGACTGATGCCGACGCCGTTCG